TAGTTACCTTTGGGTTGATATCGGCTGTCACTGTCGTCCTTTGAATAGCTATAACCTGCAACCAGGTAGTTTCCCATCGGTTGGTATTTTCCATCCGACTCTGGTTTAGTATAGCTATCTCCTTTTAGCGCATAATTTCCCACCGACTGATAGTTGCCTTTCGGCTGAAAACGGTTGTCAGACTCCTCTTTGCCATAGCTGTACCCCGCAGGTGTATAGTTCCCCAAGGGCTGAAACCGTTGGTTGGCTTCTTCTTTGTTATAGGCGCCGACATCATCCGCCGTCAGATCGGCTTTCAATTCTGCCCACTCAGTCCCCTTTTTCGGTTCCTCTTTATTGTTTTCAATACGTGACTGCCATATTCTATGGTGGTGATAAACGACCGCGCGCAAAGGATAAGGAAGAGTTTCCCTGTTCCATCGCGGCATACCGTATATTTGCATCTCCCCTAAGGCATGCGTGATATCATGAAACATGCCATTCATTTTCTCGCGTTCGATGTCTTTTGCTGCAGGATCGGTGTTCTGGTCACGTTCGTAATCATACCCGTAGCCTTGGGTATACGAAACGGCGCCGTCTGGCTGGACTTCATTAGGAATAGACACTCTGTCCCCTTGCGCTGCAAAGGGAATTTTAAAGATTTTAGTCATGGAATTATGCTCCGAAGTGACTGTTTAGGAAGTTGGTGTGTTTGTTGCCAAAACCAAAGATGTTATTGGCATTATTCCGCATGGCAGCGCCTTTTCCCGTTATTGCCGCATCAGAAAATTCATCCTCTTTTGCAGCAGGGGTCTCAGGCTTATTATCTTGCGTATTCATATTTAATCCCTCATTTAATCAACAATGTACATTGCTAAATCATATGAAGGCGGTGGGAACTGCTCCGCCTGTAAACATCAATAAGTGGGTTTATCAACACGGGAGAGTCTGTTTGGGTTAATCTTGGTCAGTAGTTTATGCATTCAGGCCATTACATTCCTGTAACATCAGACTGACACGTAATAACTAGCAGGGCATTAATAAAATTTATTGTTCATTGTTAAAATAGCCCCCTGTCCCCTTACGCCGCGAAGGGGGTTTTAACTGTTTTGGTCATGGCATTACGCTCCGAAGTTGCTGCTTAAGAAATTGGTGTGTTTTTTGCCGAAGCCAAAGGCTTTTTTGGTCACAACTCGGTATTTGACACCCACGCCAGACGGACGCGGCATCAAATCAAAATTGTCCAACAGTACCCTGAGATTTTCGTCAGGCTTAAAGTTAAAGACGTAGTACATGTAGGTCATGTCGAGTGGGTCAAGCACAAAGACCTTACTTTCATTGCGCCAGAAAAAGCGCTCCAGAAAGGTATTGATGTTGGTGACCGTCGGGCTTTGTGTCAGGTTGAAATAACGCATACGGATGATGAGGCGTTTCTGCTCTGCGGTGAGTATCAGGGTGTAATCGGCATTACGCCGGAAGTTTCCTTTGAAGTTACGTTTCTTGCCAAAACCAAAGCCAATTTTGGTCTTGTCACTGGGGGAAACATCAATGCCCAAAGAAACATCCAGAATACGCGCCCAGACTGCTAGCCCGAAATCATTAGCCGTATCAATATTGAATACACCTCGAGTCCAGTTCTGCCAGAACGCCGCCGTGTTGCGGTTGAAATAATCGGCTTTACGGGTTGCCAGTATTTTCAGTTTGCCGGCGTTCTCATACTGCCAGAGAATGGCGCGTAACAGGTCAGAATGAAAATCAATCGTCTGTATCTTCATACGATCACCACCTGTACCGATCCACGGTGTAATCTGGCCACTTCATTGAGTTTGATGGGGATAGTGCCCATTTCCCACGACAGCCCATCCAAAGACAGCTCGACTTTGGTGATAAACAGCCGTGGCTCGATGCTGTTAATGGCGGCGGAAATTTCAAACGGTGAGACTTCACGCCCGACCACCAGTCCGTTATCCCCTTCCCGTTCACCCCGCACCCATTGCTCAATGGCGGCGGGAATAAGGCTTTGAGCGTCCATCGTGGACTTTTTCACCGTGACCCGGCAGAACGTGATTTTCTCGGTGGGACGGTCAAAGCGGATCTCGTACTCCTGTCCGCTCACCCGCTCTATTACCGTGACCACTTCCTGTCCGTTATAGGCGGCACCCACCGTTTTGGTTCGCAGCAGTGCACGGGCAATGTCCTCACGGTCACCCCCTTCCACGCAGACATAGACGCTATGGGGCAGTAACTTCATGCCGTCAACCTTCAAAATCTGGGGGGAAGAGTTTTCACGGTAAGACAATGAGTTCACGCCCTCCAGTTCGTACAGGGAAGACGTGATCGCCTCCCCCACACTGACCGTATTTTTCGCCAGTGTCTGCTTACGCCGCCGCCGGGCGCTGATATCGGATTCCGCTTCACGCCCCACCACGGCATGGGTGGGATTGTTGACGGTTTCCCAGCCCAGGACAGAACTGGCGACCCGTTCAAGGTGTCCGGCTTTGCATTCCACCGTCCCCAGCGTGACCGCCCGCATATCCCCCGTGGTTTTGCCGTTCTTGTCGATAATCAGGGTACGAGTGGTTTCAAACAGCGCGCCGGTGACCGATTCGGCCTGCGCCCCTGTGGGGATAATGGTCTCGGGCACGCCACCGAATTCGACATTGGCCAGATAGGAATGGGTGGCCGCAAATCGATGGCCGCCCATCAGCGCCCAAATTGCATCCAGAAACACCCCACCGGCAATATCGGGATTAATTTGATTAGCCAGTTCTGCGTTGTTACGCACCATCGCGTCACGGTTTTCGGTTTCCATCGTCACCAGTACGCCCTGGGGGGTTTCCGGTGACAGATCGATGTCTTGTCCGAACGCGGCGAAAAAGTCACCTTCCACGGACTCACGCAGGTCTGCCGTATCCGGCACAATCACGCCCTGCCGGGTAATGTATCGATAATCAGCTCCCGTAAGTTGAGCGGATCACCGCAATGTAACGTAATGTGTTATCCGCGATGTCTGCCTGAAACGAGACCACTTCTTCCACGCCATCCACCTCACGCATCCGCTCACGGAACGCCGCTTCAAACATCGGAATGTCAGCATGGCGACCGAACGTGGTTTTCCAGTAAGGGAGGCCTTTGTCCACCTGATGCAGCATCTCTCCCCGCAAAGCACGGGCATAATGAATGCACAAGTTTTTGACCGCCTCAGCATCACGGACTATTGCCAGGTTGCCGTCATCCCCCAGCATCAGGTCGTTGTTTTTGTCTACCGCGAAAGTGATCATAAGGGTGCCCCCGTGTTGCCATCGCCGGTCTGAACACCGCTGTGTTGATGGTTATCGCCAATGTTGCGCCCGTTATGGCGTATCGTGCCGCCGCTGGAATCGCTGTTACCGTTGACGGCGTGATTGCCGTTAATGGTGACATTGCCTGTAAATAACGTCTCCCGCGCATTAACCTCAAACCGGGGCGTGTCCAGTACGGCTTTATCACCATGCAGTGACAGGCAAACAGAGCCACCCATTGACTGGATAACCAATGCATCTAAATTCTTACCATCAATTGCCCAACTCTTAATCGTGTCAGGGAAAAACATCGCATCGCTGAACGAATGCAGCCGGGCGGTGTTGGGCTGATCTTCCTGTCCGCCGCGTTGAAATATCAGGCTGATATCACGGTCGTTCGCTTTCAGCCAGCCAAAATCACCCGGCTTCAGCGGCACACGCAGAAAAAAGCCGCCCCCGCCAAAGCGAAAGACCGGAATGTTATGCACCGGCGCACGGGAGACTGTCTGTCCTTCGGTCGTGGCCATCATCACCAAAAGCTTGATAACCGCGCGGTTGGTCTGGTCGTCATAACTCACTACAGTGGCGGGTAACATGTCTTCGACGTTTAACATCAGGTTGCGAAAGGCCGCCATAAACTGCCCCGCAAGGCTGCCTTCGCTCGCGATATCGCTATTGGGTTGATTCATGATTTACGCTCGTTTGCAGGTGGCGGTATAGAAAAAGGCATCGTCGTGGGAGGCGATATCAAACTTGAGTTGTTCAATGATGTAATCGCCATTCAGGGATTTATTTAATTTACTGTCCAGGCGCAACATCCCGCCCAGCACCGATTCGCCATCAATCAGGAAACTGACATCCAGCCCCTTCTCGGTGGCTTTGGGAATGCCGACCATACCCGATTTCATGGTCAGGATACGCAGGCGGTTTTTGAGCGATTTGTGGCTGTCTTTGACATACATCACCTCGTCATCGATAAAGGCTTTTACCCCGCCGGACTCCTGCAATCGCGTGACCTGAGACAGTGCCGCCCCGCAGTAGTACCAGTTGGCAATGTTTTTATCCGTGGCCTGAAAATCCAGTTTGACCTTGCAGTCGTTTGCAATGCCCTGTGCAATCTCTGACAATTTCTTCATCGCCCCACCGGAGGAGGACACTATCTCACCGCTGTTGCTGTTTCCCGTCTTGGCCTTCAGGGTTAAGGTCACCTCGGGCGGGGAGGCAATTTCTGCGCTGACAATATCACCGACAAACACCCGAAACAGGCCACTGCTCATCCGCCCGGCTTCCAATATCAGGCGACGGGGCTGTTTGCTTTTGGTGTAGGAGCTGGTTTGGGTCAGGAGAAAATCACGGGTATCCGTGCTGAGGCCATCAATATTCACGGAACATTCATTTTGCAGGGGATTGGCGTACTTGGTGCCAGAGGCCGAGATACGCATGCCCTCGTACCAGTTCAGCCGCCCGCTGACTTCAATCCCCAGCCGGATACGTCGCAGGTCTATCATCATCACTCCAGTAAATCAGGGTTTGGGTCGATTCGAACTGTTCCCACCAAGGCAGGACGTGATCCTCGGTCAGCAGGGCAAAGTTGCCTGCCGGACTGAGATAGGCGTAAGGGATCAGGCGGGCATTGGCCACTAAGCGACTGCCCTGAATGACCGTCACCTCATCACGCTGGATATCACACACCATCATATTGCGGGCGGCTTTCAGGGTGATCACCCAATTCACGCTGTCAAGGGTCACAGCCAGCCGCTGATTGGGGATGGCCCGTAAGGGAATTTCGCGCATTATTTATCTCCGAACAGGGGATCGCCGTCCATTATTTTGGTGGCAACGGATTTTTTCTTCCCCGATACGGTTCGGGTCTGCACATTGCCCCGATTAACCGTGCCGGACTGAGTTTTCTTTGCCACTTTCCGGGGCGGCAGTTCCCCGTACTCCGGCTCAATCGTGCGCCATTCCGAAAACCGCAGGGATAATTTGATCGCATCGGCCATCTCCGATACTTCATCGTGGTAGAAGTTGGCCAGTATCATCGGCTGGTAGGTTTTTATCATCCGTTTTATCAGGTGTGACAGGTCACGTTGATAACGGTCCGTTGTGGCCGCCGGGTAATGCAGCGGCTTGCCCTTCATGAGCGCCTGCCGTTGCACCGCCCAGCGTTCCCGTTTCGCTTGCAAGCGGATCTGCTTCGCCATAGTCTTCCTCGTTGATGTCCAAGCCGAAGTAACTGGATTCTTTATCGTCTGCCAGCTTCTTACGGATATCCAACCCATCCACCGCGCCCACATTGGCGTAGTTGACGGCAGTCTGGGAGTCTTTCAGCTCAATGTCGGCGTATTCTGATGCCGTCGGGCTATCCAGTGGCTGCCATGAGATACTGATATCGACG